TATCGTGCCGTAGAACATCAGCGGTAAGATCGAGTAACCAAGAACCAACCACAGAACCACGACGCCAACACTCAGCCACTTTAGAAACGTCAATATCATAACAATAATCCTCTGGACAATCCATTGGAGCAACTTCAGCATCACCTGCAGCAACGTATGCTGACCCAGCATTTGCTTCATGCAGGATATTAAATCCTTCTGCGTATGCTTGCATAATTCCGTATTCGATTCCATTATGAACCATCTTTACAAAGTGACCAGCACCAGCTGGTCCACAATGCATCCAACCGTACTCTTCAGGGTAGAGAGTATATCCGTCTCTGTCGGCAGTTCGTGGGGCAGCATCAATGCCTGGTGCGAGTGCGTCGAAGATAGGACGGCAGACGGATACTGCAGTATTTGCACCACCAACCATAAGACAGTATCCACGCTCCAAACCGTAAACACCACCACTAGTACCACAGTCAAGATATTGGATGCCCATCTTAGACAACCTTTCTG